TGCACAAACAACTTATCAGGCAAATGCACAGCAACCGTATCCGTACATTGCTAATAGGACTATAGCATATCCTTATATTGCAAATGCTCAAACTCCGTACATTGCAAATGCTCAACAACCGTATCCGTACATTGCAGCGAGTCAGACACCTTATATAGCAGCTGCTCAGCAACCGTACCCATACATTGCTAACCAACCTACAACATATCCGTATATTGCAGCTGGCCAGCAACCATATATTGCAAATGCTCAACAACCGTATCCGTACATTGCAGCGAGTCAGACACCTTATATAGCATCTGCACAGCAACCGTATCCGTACATTGCATCGCAACCTACAACATATCCGTATATTGCAGCTGGCCAGCAACCATATATTGCTAATGCACAACAACCGTACCCATATACTGCAGCTGGACAACAACCGTATATAGCATCTGCACAGCAACCGTATCCGTACATTGCATCGCAACCTACAACATATGCTAGACAGGGTCAAACGCCGTATCCGTACATTGCTAGTCAACCCATAACATATCCGTATATTGCACAAGCAAGACAACCGAATAATGCACAGCAACCACATAATGCACAGCAACCGTATCCGTATACTGCAGCTGCACAGCAACCATATATTGCTAATGCACAACAACCGTATCCGTATACTGCAAATTATCAGCAACCGTATATTGCTAACTATCAGCAACCGTATCCGTACATTGCAAATACACCTACAACATATCCGTATATTGCACAAGCAAGACAACCGAACAATGCTCAACAACCGAACAATGCTCAACAACCGTACATTGCAGCTGGTCAGACACCATACATTGCAAATGCGAGACAACCTTACATTGCAAATGCGAGACAACCTAACAACGCACAGAATCCGTTTACGTTCCAAAATCCGTTTACGTTCTCGTTTAGGGCCCCATTTACAACTCAGTCACCGACAACAACTCAGACTCCGTTTACATACCAAACACCGTTTACGTTCTCGTTTAGGGCCCCATTTACAACTCAGTCACCGACAACAACTCAGACTCCGAGCATAGTGTCCTCAAGACAGCCAAATTCGTATTTCTTCTTGTTTCAGGGTGGTTGCTTCGGTATAGACACAATGATACACATGGCAGATAACACACTATGTAAGATCAGTGAAGTTATGGTTGGAGATTCAGTATTGACCTTTGATTTCGGAAGTTCTAAACTGGTGCCTCAAAATGTAGTGACACTTATGGTTCCTAGAGATAACATTGAACTTTGGAATCTAGAACTATCTAACGGTAAGATACTAGAAGTTACTGGTGGTCATCCAATTCATACATCCGAAGGATGGAAGTACATTAATGAATCAGATTACCAACAAGAATTAGTCGATGGTGTAGTCCCTAAAGACTTAGATGTTGTGGGTCAAATAGAAGAAGGAGATGAGGTATTTGGTATATTCGAACAGGTAGTAGTAAAATCTATATCTAAAAAGGAAGGAACACATACCGTTTACCATCTATCAGACGTTGAACACACTCATAACTTCTTTGCAGAAGGTATATTAGTGCATAATATGGGAATGAAATTTTAAATGCCAATAGGATATATACAATCACTCGTAAACAGTCCCAGCAGGGCACCGAGTAACAATGCTAACCCAGCTAACGCACAGCAACCCAATATTGCTAGTGCAAGACAGCCTAACGCTGCAAGGTCACCGAGTAACAATGCTAACCCAGCTAACGCACAGCAACCCAATATTGCTAGTGCAAGACAGCCTAACGCTGCAAGGCAACCGTTTACATTCCAAGCACCATTTACCTATAGTGCAAGGACGCCATTTACCTATCAGGCAAGGTCACCATTTACCTATCAGGCAAGGTCACCATTTACATTCAGGGCTCCATTTACGTTTCAAGCACCGTTCACGTATGCAAGACAGGCTAACACACCGACTACTTATGCAAGACAGGGTCGGACTCCTGCTACGTATCAGGCAAGAACTCCTGCGACATACATTAGACAAGGTCAGACTCCGTTCACTTATCAGAACAGATCACCTTTCACTTATATACGACAAGGTCGGACTCCATTTACATTCAGGTCACCGTTTACTTTTCAGAATCCGTTTACATATGCAAGACAAGGTAGCCAACCGACTACTTATGCTAGGCAGGGTCAAACACCGTATCCGTACATTGCTAGTCAACCGACTACTTATGCTCGTCAAGGTCAGACTCCGTTCACTTATCAGAACAGATCACCCTTTACATACATTAGACAAGGTCAGACCCCATTCACTTATCAGAATAGGTCTCCGTTCACTTATGCTAGACAAGGTAACCAACCGACTACTTATGCTCGTCAAGGTCAGACTCCGTTCACTTATCAGAACAGACAGCCAGGCACTTATGCAAGACAAGGTCAGACTCCGTTCACTTATCAGAATAGGTCTCCGTTCACTTATGCTAGACAAGGTAACCAACCGACTACTTATGCTACTCAGGGTCAGACTCCGTTCACTTATCAGAACAGACAGCCAGGCACTTATGCAAGACAAGGTCAGACTCCGTTCACTTATCAGAACAGATCACCAAGCACTTATGCAAGACAGGGTACACAACCTCAAACTTATGCAAGACAAGGTCAAACACCGTTTACTTACATAAACCAACAACCGTCTACTTATGCAAGACAGGGTCAAACACCGTTTAGTTACCAAAATAGACAGCCAGGAACTTATATAAGACAGGGTCAAACACCTTTCACTTATATAAACCAACAGCCTAGTACATACATTAGACAAGGTCAGACTCCGTTCACTTATCAGAACAGATCACCAAGCACTTATGCAAGACAGGGTAGAACCCCAGTAATTAGATGGGACAATACTTTAACTCAACAATGGCCTGGTTCACCAGTCACTAGTTAACCCCCTAAATAAGAGTGAGAAATCACTCTTTTTAGGTTTTATATTATGAAAAAAATTACAACACTGGCGGAACTACAAACCAACTTACTCTCAGTAGACTTATCGACTGCATCAATGAGTGAGTTACGTGATCTACCCAATTTTCACTTAGGTCAAATTAACGATATCTTTAACATCACAGAGAAGGACTCTGAAGTCTACTCTATGTGGAGTTATATGTTCGAACAATTACCGCCTCTTAAGAAATTTACGTGGGGAGACTTACTGAAACACCGTAAAGGTAAAGAAAAAACATTTACTGGATGGGGTGGAACAGGACACCATTCACACGCATACAACAAGTTTATACCTCAAGGACACCCTTGTCCCGAACCCCCAAATCTTAATAAGCCTGGGCATATGGGATTCGGGTTCAAAGTAGATGACGAATATATTGATATCAGAACACTTACCGATATTGGAGACACCTACCCCGAAGAATATCTATCAAGTGTAGTGTATCATTCAACAAAAGCACACTGGTTAATACAATCCATTCAGAAAGAAGGACTCAGGTCTGCAATTCAGGGGTTCACATCTAAACAACCTAACGAAGACTGGTTTCAAATCGTTATCCACCCAGGCTCAGTTCGTTCTGCAGTCTTTGAGGAGATGGAAAACCCCGATATGGAACTCCTCGTATGGGACAACTGTAGGGTCTTAGACGACTTACCATCACTTACCCTAGATGAAACTCTAGAGTACTGGAGAACTGCTCTTAAGGCGGGTGGCAAGGGTTCTCAGGGTCATATGAGTGCAATCTGTGTCAACGGTGTTATAGAGTGGCAACCATCTCTTATCGATTTGGATTTTAGGTCTGAGGTCTATGACCACGGCAAGAAAGTACACAAATTGACTAAGGGAAAACCTCTCAATATCTATATCGGATACGACTCTACTATGGGTGATTTAGATAAGATATGTGAACACTCTATCCTAAAAAGTGTCGAGAGAGCTATACCGAAAGGTGACATCATGCCTCATTGTGGATTTATACCCGAAATTAAATTACTTGACATTTCCAAACTTCCCGACTATAATAGAGAGTATGCAAACCAAAGTACAGAGTTTACCTACAGTCGTTTCCTAATTCCGTATCTAGAGAACTATGAAGGTTTCAGTATCTTCCTAGACAACGATTTCATATTCAAGAAGAATATTCTACCATTATTATTCTATCTCAATCCCGATGATGCAGTTGCTTGTATAAAGTATCCACACTACGAACACGACACTACTAAATTTGATGGTGAAGTGAACATCGACTACCCATGCAAACTATGGTCAAGTCTAATGGTATTCAACAACGGACACGAAGACTGTAAGAAGTTGACACCTGAAGTAGTGAACTCTTGGACAGGGAAACAGTTGCATCAATTTGAATGGACTGATAAGATTTCTCCAATACCACAGAAATACATCTTTGTTGAGGGGTATGATGACCCCGAAGAGAAGTGGGACTACAGTGGAATCCATTACACGCGTGGTGGGCCTTGGATAAAAGGCATGGATACAAAAGACATAAATAATCTAGACGACTACTACAACTGGAAAAACCTCTATTCGAAATCGAGATAGTGAGTTATAATATTAACAGAGGACTTAAATTATGAGAAATGCACTAGTATACACCGAAGAGATGAAACTCTTTATAAGAAAACCAAACGGACTTGAATACGAGTTTGACAATGTTGATAAACCTGAACTGGGTTTTGACTACGATGTTATCGTCTATGATGACATTGAACAGAAAGTTGTAAAGTGGGATGACAGCCTTGGTAATTTTGATAATCAAGACAGAGTAGAACTAGAAGACTCTGAGAAAGAATCTATCGAAGCCTATATTGAACACTCAGAAGCACCAATGGGTGTCAATCTTAATTCCCAATTTTGTCAAAAAATATCTGAAGAAGTGTTATCTTCATTAAAAGACTGCACAAACTCATATGGTTTCGATGACCTAAATGAAGTATTGTTTGCAGGGAGAGAGGGTTCAAACCACCCCCACAGAAGCAATGCAAGACGAGTTATGGAATTTGGAGATGCCTGTTATAATGTTGGTGACCAAATCCAAGACACGATCATTGCGACTAGAGAAGATCAACTCGAAGATTTTGAACACTATCAAAATTCTTTACCGAAATTTGACTTTGGCGTTGACCACCCGAGATAATTTCTATGGACTATACTCCAAAAGTAGTCTATGTCGATGAACCATTTAAGATACAAGACCTACCATTAAAGGACATTTATGTCCTTGACAATTGGTTATCTACAGAACTACATCATTACTTTGATAAGAGAATAGTTAGTTCTAGTATTTGGTCTAAGACTAATCAAGTGTCTTCTGATAGCCCTACTGGATTACCCCATCACAGTTTTTGGGGTGCGTCATGGTTTAGGGATAATGAAACCCCTGAGCAGGATGTTGCAACAGAACAGTTGTATTTTCCTAGATATTTAAACCGAAGACTTCAGATGGAGTTTGGGTTTAAGTGGGAACGATTTCAGTACATGGGATTGAATTCACAGACACAAGGACTAGATGGAACTACTCATAAAGATTGCCATGAAGATGATGAATGGAATCTTTCATTCTTGTATTACCCAAATAGATTTTGGAACCCAGCTTGGGGTGGAACCTTACGAATCTATGGTGCAGAACAACAAGGTATACAGGGTAGAGCAGATCATATTAAGAATCACCAAATTGCAGAAGTAGAATTCAAACCTAATAGATTGATTATGTTTGATGGAAGACTACCTCACGGTGCAGATGCACCTAATCCGTCTGCAAGATACATAGACAGACGTTCAGTAGTAGTCCGAGGAGACGAGGTCAGATTACTAGAAAACGACAAGGAATTTTACGATGCCAACGATAGACTTTCAAACATATAATCCAACAACTTTACAAAACTTTAAACCAGTTTTGGCAAAGAATGTGGTTCCCGATTGGTGGAAGAAAGCAAAGGTTGCTGAAGCAGTTAACGGAAGCTTTCAACAGACCATAAGATCATGTCCAGCAATGGATGACTGGTTAAAGATGGGGTGGTATCTACTAGCAAACAGAGACTTACACGTTAAATGTGGTGTGTCAAGTTTTGAAGAGGGGGATACCTCTTCATGGTTTCATTTAGAAGACGCTGAGAGGGACGACTGGATACAAGGCTATGCGTCACAGTCACACCCATCTACTCAAACTTTAGATGCGTTCTCCTATTATGGTGCTGGAGAGAATCCACCCATAAGAGATGCATTCAAATGTAAGAATCCATGGAATATTAAAACTCCCAAAGGGTATTCATGTTTCTACTTAGACCCCTTTCTACATCAAAACAAGTACTTTGCAACATGGCAGGGCATCATCGATACAGATGAGTTCAATGTGAACTTGGACAATGCACAGATCATTTTCTACCCTAAAGTCAATCACTCCTTCACAATCAAGAAGGGAACACCTTTATGTCAGATCATACCATTCAAGAGAGAAGAATGGGCGTCCACATACACAACAAATAGTATGGAATCGTATATAAATAATCTCACTGTGAAAAATTCGACTCAAGATAATATATCGATGGCAGAAGCAAATGCATTAGATATCAAGAAAGAAACTATCAAAAGAGTCGGGCCCTATAAAAAGAGGGGACTGTGGAAACCAAAACAGAAGTTCTTCAATGAAGACACTCCACCACCCGAGTGTCCGTTTCATGTTTCTGCAGAGAACCCAGCACCAAATGAGATACAATTAGAAATGAATTTCGGAGACGAAACAAATGGCAGTTAGACTACTATTCCCAACCCTACTTTTTCATAGAAATCTTTTACAAGAAGACTTAGATGAATCTAGAGGATTGACCCAATCATATATGACACATCTTGTTGAAGAGATGGATAGTATGAGGAGACGAGACCCGAAGGGGAGACAGGTCTCCAATCAATACACTGGTTGGCAATCCCATGATGGTTGTGAGAAAAGTCCTGCATTCACTAAGTGTATGAATAGAATTGTTAAACTCTTTAATGACGAAGTGTTACCGTTTCATGGACTGGATACGAAAAATGCAAAAGTATCTATTGGTAACTCTTGGGCAAACATCAATGACAAGGGTGCATGGAATATGCCACACCTACACAATGGGTGTTGGTACAGTGGAGTGTTTTATATCAAGGGTGACGGAGATGAGGGTAGATTGCAGATGATAGAAACAGATGTTAAGGTCGTTGCAGATATGCCACATTCACCGAGAACTCCTTCCAATTTCGGGTTTGAATGCAAATCAGGAGAATTAGTTCTTTTCCCTAGTGGTGCAATGCACATGGTTGAACCAAATCCTACAGATAAAGAACGGTATTCTATATCGTTCAACATCAATATGGATTACCTAGGACAGGATGGAAACAAAGGAAACATCGAAAATTGGAACCCTGACGAATTTGTTTTCAATATTGACACTAATGGTAACCCAATAACCGTGTAACGAGGAAACCATGTTCCTAAATAACTACATGGAATTTGTAGTCAGCCCAGTCGTTCTTTGGAACATCATCGTATCACTCATCGTATTTCCGATTGGTTTTATAGTGAGGTCGCTCACATCCGAACAAAAGCGGTTGGATATATTAATGAACAAAACCCGAGAAGAGATCGCAAAAGATTATGTCACTAGAGATCAAATTGAAGCAGATTTTAGCAGACTAATGTCTACACTTGACCGAATGGACGAGAAGATAGACAAACTCCAAACCAAAACATACTTCCAAGAATAGGTTCATAAAGTGTATAAATAGTATTAGACGATTAATACTGGAATACAATTATGGCATCACCTAACAGCAAAGCAACATTTAAGTCCTACATAGAAAGAAAACTTGGAGCTCCTGTTCTCGAAATCAACGTGGACGATGACCAGTTTGATGACAGAATGGATGAAGCACTGCAATACTTTCGTGAGTTTCATTACGAAGGTGCAATCAAGTGTTACTTAAAACACCAACTTACTCAAGCAGAGATTGATTCGTTTAAAACAAACGAGACACATAACGCTGCAACAAGTGGTGGACAAGTAATAAGTGGACAGACTTACGGAGAAGGTCAGAATTACATTACACTACCCGAACATGTGTTAAGTGTAATACAAATTTTCCCATTCTCAAGTGGACAACAGTCTAATATGTTTGATATTCAATATCAACTTAGACTGAATGATCTTTGGGATTTATCATCTACGAGTGTTTTATACTACTCACAAGTACAATCACATCTTGCAATGCTAAACGACATATTAGTAGGACAGATTCCTATAAGATATAATATGCATTCTAACAGACTATACATTGACTACAATACGGCTAAGCTTACTGCTGGTGAGTGGATTATTGTTGAGTGTTATAGAATGATTGACCCAACAGACATGACAGATGTTTATAACGATATGTGGTTGAAGAAATATGCAACCAATTTAGTTAAGTATCAGTGGGGTGAAAACCTATCCAAGTTTAGTGGAATTTCATTGCCAGGCGGTGTTACACTAGATGCACAACAAATGAAAGAAGAAGCAAAAGAAGAGATATTAAGATTAGAAGAGGAATCACGAAATAACTTTGAGATGCCTGTTTTAGATATGATAGGATAACCTAATGCCGACTAATGTATTTTTTAACCATGCAGTCAGTACTGAACAACATCTCTACGAAGATTTAGTTGTTGAATCACTTAGATTCTATGGACATGAGTGTTACTACTTACCGAGAGCCCTTGTCGAAGAGGACACGATTCTTGGTGAAGACGTGCAATCCACTTTTGGTGATGCATATGCAGTTGAAATGTACATTGAAAACACAGACGGATTCGAAGGAGAGGGTGACCTTTTCAGTAAGTTCGGTGTTCAAGTACGTGACACTGCAACCTTCGTATTATCTTTAAGAACATGGGAGAGATTCATTTCCCTAGACTCAAACCTTGCAACAGCATTACGACCTAACGAAGGAGATTTGATCTACTTCCCTATGTCGGGTTCAATGTTCGAAATCAAATTTGTAGAACACGAGAATCCATTCTATCAAGTCGGTAAACTATTTGTATTCAAGATGCAGTGTGAACTGTTCGAGTACAGCGGAGAAGACTTCGATACAGACATTGGTGCTATCGATGTTATTGAGAACGAACAAGCATACTCAATCGAGATGACCATGAACAGTGGTTCGGGTGCGTATGTTATTAACGAACCATTAACACTATCAGGTGTTACGGTTGGTGAGGTGTCTGCATGGGCCTTCTCTACAGAAACCCTAAATATAGTACATAACACTAAGACACTTGCAGTTGGAGATTCTTTGGTCGGAACGATATCAGGATGTACTAGAACGATTGCATCTATTGTAGATGTGATGACATTTGCTAATGATGGTGGCGCACAGAATAAAGACTTTGAAGATAAGGATGGGTCATACTTAGACTTTAGTGAAACTAATCCATTCGGAGAACCATAAGAATGTTCGGTACTCATTTTTACCATGAAACGATTAAGAGAAGTGTATCTATATTTGGTACACTCTTTAATAATATCTATATCGAGAAGAAAAAATCAGACGGAACAGTCCTTTCAAAGAGTCTAGTTCCAATTTCCTATGGCCCTAAACAGAAATGGTTAGCAAGGTTAGATGACGAGAAGAACCTAAACGATGGTAACAGAAGTGCAATCAGTCTACCGAGACTTGCCTTTGAGATCAGTGGGTTTGAATATGATGCAACAAGACAACAAAACAAATTAATAAAAACCCAAAAAAATCAGTTAGAAGCTGCAGACACAGGTAAGAGGGGATTCCAATATGCACCAGCACCCTACAACATATCCTTTTCACTAGGCATTCTTGCAAAGAATGCTAATGATGCATTACAGATTCTAGAACAGATCATTCCTTACTTCCAACCCGAATACTCAGTTACAATGAAGATGGTTGATTCGATGAGTGAGACCCGAGATGTGCCGATAATATTGAATAGTGTAACAATGGACGATACCTATGAAGGAGATTTCTCTGAAAGAAGAGTAATCCAGTACAATTTAGAATTTCAAATGCAAATATACTTCTTCGGGCCAGTGTTTACTGGTGAGATAATCAAATCGGTTATTGAAAGAGACTATATTAACACAGGACTTGGTGGGTTCACAACGACACAGTTAGAAGCATCGGGACTTGTTAAAGAAGTTAAACATTACGAACCTGCGTTTGAAGAACGAACTAATAGTGTAGTGTCTGCATCAACCACAATTGCCTTTACTACTGCAATAAATAGTAAGATAAGTGCTTTAGATGAAGTATTTGGGACTGGGAATGCAACCGAACCGACTGTTGTGAGTATTGCTAGTGATAAACTATCGATAGTAGTCTCAAGTGCAGTAACACTAGGTGCAAAATCTAGACTGAAGTTCGTAGGTTCTGTTGACCCAACCGACACCTTTGTGGTTGCAGAGACAGTGAGTTTTTATGATGACGGTGCTAAGTCTACATTCACAGAAGACAAGGTAACAGATGCGAGTTAATAATTATGGCAGACAAAATAGATAATCAGCTAAACGATATTTTAGATATCACAGGTGAGATTCAAAAAGAGACCAAAGTGGTCAAAATCCCAACAGCTTCTGAGTCTATGGAGAACGACTATAAGTATGGTCGTGAGACCCTCTACAGTCTCGTAGAACGGGGCCAGGACGCCATTGATGGAATCCTTGACCTATGTAAGGAAACCGAACATCCTCGTGCTTACGAGGTCGCAGGACAACTTATAAAGACCGTTGGGGATACTGCAGAGAAACTACTAGACTTGCAGAAGAAAATGAAAGATTTAAGTGATGAAAATGTTAATGTGAAGACTCAACACAACCATTTATATGTTGGTTCCACTTCTGAGTTGCAGAAGTTCCTCAAAAATGAAAAGAAAAAGAACTAGATGGTAGCTCCTACAAACCAAGGATATCTTGGAAATACTCAGATCAAAAGATCGGGTATTGAACAACAGTATACCGAAGAAGAATTTAAAGAATATCTGAAGTGTTCATCCAACCCTACACACTTCATTGAGAACTATTGTCAAATTATATCACTAGACGAAGGCCTTGTCAAGTTTGAACTTCGTGGATATCAGGCCAATCTAATTGAACACTACGATTCAAATCGATTCAATATAGTTCTTGCTTCACGTCAAAGTGGTAAATCAATTACCAGTTGTGCATACCTTTTATGGTATCTCCTCTTTCACCCCGAAGTCACAGTCGCAGTACTTGCAAACAAAGGTGCAATTGCACGTGAGATGATATCTCGTATCGTCACTATGTTAGAATCAGTTCCGTTCTTTTTACAGCCTGGAGTTAAGATTCTTAACAAAGGTTCCATTGAATTTTCCAACGACTCGAAGGTCGTAGCAGCTGCAACGTCTTCAAGTTCGATTCGTGGATTGTCTATAAACCTCTTGTATCTTGATGAGTTTGCGTTCGTAGAGAATGCAGAGGAATTCTATACATCAACATATCCTGTTGTTACTTCAGGTAAGAACTCGAAGGTTATTATCACATCTACTGCAAATGGTGTTGGTAATATGTTCTACAAGTTATATGAGAGTGCAGTACAGAGAGAAAGTGAGTATAAACATTTCCTTATTAATTGGTTTGATGTGCCAGGCAGAGATGAGGCATGGAAGAAGTCTACCATTGCAAACACATCCGAGACTCAATTCGAACAAGAGTATGGTAATAGTTTCCTAGGAACAGGTAATACACTCATCAATTCAAATTGTTTGTTAGGAATGAGGTCAATAACCCCCGACTGGAATAAGGATAACATAAATATATACACTAGACCCATAGAAGGTCATTCATATGTATGTACAGTGGATGTATCTAAGGGTAGGGGAATTGACTATTCCACGTTTAGTATATTTGATGTGTCGGTACAACCCTTTAAACAAGTTGCTACATTCAGAGACAATATGTTGTCTCCGATGTTATTACCCGACATGATTTCAAAATATGTTAGACCCTATAACGAAGCATTAGTAATCGTAGAAAACAATGCAGAAGGGGGGATGGTTGCTACTCAATTGCATTATGATATTGAATATCCCAATGTATTTGTACAGGGGATGACCAAACAGGAAGATATCGGAGTGACGATGAACCGTAAGATTAAAAGAATCGGTTGTTCAACACTCAAAGAGTTGTGTGAGGAAAATCGTTTAGAGTTGGTCGATAGGGCCACAATAACTGAACTTTTAACCTTTATAAATAAAGGGACATCATACGAAGCAGCAAAGGGCTATCATGATGACATGGTTATGAACTGCGTATTATTTGCATGGTTTGTAACAACAGAATTCTTTTATCATTTAACGGACTCTGCGGTAAAGGACTTATTGTATTCAGAACAACAAAAGATGATTGAAGATGATATGTTACCTGCTGGAGTCTTTGGTGCAACCCAAGGGCCAGAAGAAGTAAGTTTTGTGGATACAGAAGGGGATAGATGGTTCCCCGCACAAGCTGAAAGAGAATAACAGTGTGTTGGTGAGTTTTTATTTGTTATAAATAAAACAGTAAACAACACTTTTTAAAAAAATGTTGATTTAAAATAAACAACACTTTTTACATTAACAGGAGTAAAAGTATGGCATTTCAAGTATCACCAGGCGTTCAAATCTCAGAGATAGATTTGACAAATGTTGTACCAGCAGTATCAAGCACAATAGGTGCTTTTGTTGGTTCATTCAGATGGGGCCCAGTTGGTGAAGTAATCACAGTTTCCGATGCAAAGGGTTTGGTAGATAATTTTTCGTCTCCTGCTAATTCAACATCAGCAGCTGAAGACTTCTATACTGCAGAATCTTTCTTAAAATATGGTTCTACACTAAGAATCGTAAGATCGGGGTCAACTGCCTCATTAATGCGTAGTGCAAACCACTCAGGTGACGCTACTTCATTATTGAAAAATAACGAAGACTACGTAAATTCTTACAAATCGGGTGCTTTAAACGGCACAGTCGGTCAATGGGTATCAAGATATCCTGGCGTTTTGGGAAATTCAATTAAAGTTTCTCATTGTGCTAGTGCATCTGCTTACTCTTCAACTAGTGCATCAACTACTAGTGGAACCGAGGCAATTGGACAAACAATTATTGCTGTTGTTTCAGGTGCAGCTTTCCAAGTCGGAGATGTTATAACCTTCGCTGGACAGACACAAGAATACAAAGTAACAGGTATTGCTAGCAACGATCTAACCGTTAAGTCATTAGGTCAACCAGCAAATACTGGTATAGTCACTGAAGTTGCAAGTGGAACTGCGATCAATAGAAAATGGGAACACCATTCACTATTCAACAAAGCTCCAGGCATTTCAAGTGGTGCAGCCCTCGCTGGTGCAACTGCTGATGAAATTCATATCGTAGTTATAGACGAAGATGGTGCTTTCACAGGAGCCGCTGGAACAGTACTAGAATCATTTGGATTCTCTTCAATGGCTTCGGATGCAAAAACACCTGAAGGTAGTTCACTCTACTATAAAGATGTAATTGCTACACAGTCAAAATACGTATACTGGTCAGGACACAACACTGCAACAGATTTAACCGCTGCAGAAGATAGAACACTTGCAACTTCCGTTGCAGACCCCTTTACAGGGCCGACAGCACCATGGGCAATATCATTAACTGGTGGTGTAGATGGAAGTATCAGTACTGCTGGTCAAAAACACGGTGACTGGACAACTCATTTCGGGGATGCAGAAACAATCGACATCTCATTCTTAATCGTAGGTTCCACAAGAACTTGGAGTGGGTCTGCAGAACAAGATACACGTGCAGATTGGACAACACTTGCTAATCAAGCAATTCTTCTTGCAGAAGCAAGAAAAGATTGCATGGTTATCTTATCACCTAGATATTCAGATGTCGTTGGTGTTTCAAGTGAGTCAACTCAATCATCCAATGTTAAATTAACTGCCGATACAGCAACGTCAAGTTCTTATGCAGTAATTGACAGTGGTTGGGTATACCAGTACGATAGATTCCACGATACATACAGATGGGTTCCTGCAAACGGACACACTGCTGGTATTATGGCAAGATCAGACCTTACTAGAGATTCATGGGTTTCACCTGCTGGATTCTCAAGAGGACAATACTTAGGTATCACTAAACTTGCTTTCAATCCGAAACAAGCATCTAGAGATGACCTATACAGAGCCAGAGTTAACCCAGTGGTTACCTTCCCAGGCCAAGGTACATTGTTGTACGGTGACAAAACTGCATTAAGTTCTCCATCAGCATTTGATAGAATTAATGTGAGGAGATTGTTCATAGTCTTAGAGAAAGCAATAGCAGTCGCTGCTAAAGCACAATTGTTCGAATTTAACGATGCCTTCACAAGAGCTCAGTTTAGAAGTGCAATTGAACCTTTCCTAAGAGATGTTAAAAACAGAAGAGGTTTAGTAGATTATTCAGTAATATGTGACGACACTAACAACACAGACTCCGTTATCGATAGAAACGAGTTCGTATGTTCAATTTTTGTCAAACCTGCTCGATCTATTAACTTCATTACATTGAACTTTGTCGCTGCCAGAAGTGGTGTCGAGTTTTCTGAAATTTATAGTGCAGTTTAAGGAGTATAAAACATGGCAACAATAGACCAATTTAAAGCACAACTAGTAGGTGGTGGCCCACGTGCAAACAGATTCAGAGTTTTCCTACCTCGTGCAGGAAACAAGATTGAATTTTTAGCAAGTGGTGCTCAAATACCAGCTGCAACAATAGAAATAACTCCAGTTAAGTTTAGAGGTCAAACTCTTAAACTTGCTGGGGATAGAACCTTTGCTGACTGGACAGTGAAGATCATCAATGACGTAGAATTTTCTGCAAGAACTGCTCTAGAAGCATGGCAGGAAGAGATACAAGGATTTGGTACTTCAGACGGTTCAACAACAACCGATTACCTCTTAAGTCGTGCCTATATTGAACAATTAGGTAAAGATGATTCTGTTCTAGCGAGATATGAGTTTTTTAATATGTTCCCATCAGAAATTGGTGCTATCGAACTGTCTTACGACAGTGGTGATGCATTAGAAGATTTTGATGTGACATTTGCTTTTTCTCACTGGGAAAGAACAGTCTAAGTAGAATAACAGTGAAATTAGCACTTTATAGGTGTTATAAATAATAGTATGGAAATATTCGGATTTGAAATCGCTCGTAAAAAAGACGAGCTACGTGCAACGACTATCAACAAAGGACAGTCGTTTGTTCCACCAGTTGATGATGACGGTACACCAGTCATCTCACAACAAGCAGGTGGGTTTATATCGGGTGGAGCCTATGGCTCCTATGTCGATATGGAAGGTGGTATCAAGAGTGAGATTGAACTCATTCGAAAATACCGAGAGACATCGCTAGTCCCTGAATGTGACTCGGCGATCGAAGACATTATCAATGAGTGTATCACATCGGATAGTTCTGATAGGATAGTCACACTCGACCTCAGAGATGTTAAACTCTCTGATAGTATCAGAAAGAAGATACAAGACGAGTTTACTAACATTCTATCACTAATGAAGTTCAATCAGAACTCTCATGAATTATTCAGAAAATGGTACGTTGATGGAAGAATTTACTTCCATAAGGTCGTTGACAGTAAACGTCCTAAACTTGGTATTGTTGATATTAGGAACGTTGACCCCTTGAAGATTAAGAAGGTCAGAAATGTTGAAGAAGAGAAAGGTAAGGACGGCGTAACAAGAATTAAAAAAATTGAAGAATTTTATGTCTTCAATGATAAAGGTTTTGATAAGACTAGTGCCTCAGAAGGTGCAACTCTTAGAATTGCCCCTGAGGCAGTATGTTATACTACTTCGGGATTGTTAGATTATAACAAAAATGCAGTAATCGGATATATGCACAAGGCATTGAAGACTGCAAATCAGTTATCGATGATGGAAGATGCACTAGTAATCTATAGATTGTCTAGAGCTCCCGAAAGAAGAATTTTTTATATTGATGTTGGTAATTTACCTAAGGCAAAGGCCGAACAGTATCTTTCAGAGACAATGAATAAGTACAGAAATAAACTTATTTACAATGCAGATACAGGTGAAATCAAAGATGATAGAAAACATATGAGTATGTTGGAAGATTTTTGGTTACCAAGAAGAGAAGGTGGTAGAGGAACAGAGATATCTACATTGCCAGGCGGACAAAACCTTGCAGAGATAGATGATGTAGAGTACTTCAAGAAGAAGTTATACCAGTCTCTTAATGTACCATCGTCTAGGATGGAATCAGATAATGGTTTCAACATGGGCAGGTCTTCAGAGATTAATAGGGACGAGTTGAAGTTCAACAAGTTCACAAACAGACTTCAGAAGAAGTTTGCTAGAGTATTTACAGATATCTTGAGAACTCAGATTATCTTAAAAGAAATTGCAAATGCTGAAGAGTTTGACAAGATTAAAGATTTTATCCAGTATGATTTTACTGCAGATAACCACTTCACTGAGTTGAAGGAACAGGAAATTTTTAAGGAAAGATTAGATGCACTTCAAAATGTATCAGAATATGTTGGTAAATATTTCTCACAAGAATATGTTAGAAAATATATACTACGACAAACAGAAGAAGAGATTGAGACCATTGATAAACAAATTTCTACCGAGAAAGAGGCAGGAGTTGGTGGAGACGAAGATGATGGTGGATTCTCACAGTATTAGGAGTAAATGATGAGTAGTGAAATAGCAAAAGAAATTGTAAATAGTATCGAAGCAGGAAATCTTAGTGATGCAAAAGATCAAATTGATCAAGGCATTAAAGAGAAAGCAGCCGAGACAGTAGACATGAAACGTGTCGGTTTACAGGTTGACTGGATGTCAACTACAACAGAACCACAAGGAATGTAATGAAGAGTTTCGTGCGGATTTCTAGAGAACTTAATGAGGCTAAGGTGAAACTACCTAGTGGTCATAAAGAACTCAAGACTGATATTGTTAAAGTTGGTGGTAAACCAACGACTATCACTTACACTACTGCAAAAGGCAGAGTGTCCGTATTCGTGAACGGTTCGGACTTTACAGGTGGTTCGCCATATAAGGATTTGGCTGCTGCAGAAAAAGAATTTAAAGACATCAAACAGGTTATGCAACAAATGGCTGAAGAAGGTGTCACAATAGAGGAAATCATTAATGAAATTAATAGCAGAGTTTAACGAGAATATTGCACCGATCATTACCGAATCAACAAACGGTAAGAAGGATTACTTCATTGAAGGTGTCTTTATGCAAGCAGACATCAAAAACCGTAACGGTAGAGTCTATCCAAAAGAAATTATGGAGAAAGAAGTAGGTCGTTACGTCAAAGAGTTCGTTGAGAAGCAACGTGCTTTCGGTGAGTTGGGACACCCTGAAGGGCCAACCATCAATCTCGACAAAGTATCACATCTTATCCAATCATTGACTCTAGAAGGGTCAAACTATGTTGGTAAAGCAAAGATTTTAAGTACTCCAAACGGTGAGATTGTAAAAGCTCTCATTAATGATGGTGCTAAATTGGGTGTATCATCTAGAGGTCTAGGTTCACTAGAGCAAAAAGGTAATGCACAATACGTAAAAAACGATTTCCAACTTGCAACTGCAGGCGATATCGTGGCAGACCCATCTGCCCCTGAGGCATTTGTCGAAGGAATCATGGAAGGTGTTGAGTGGATTATGGGTAAAAATGGAGTGTTAACTGCCGTGCAGGCAGAAGACTTTCAAAAAACCCTCAAGTCTGCACGACTAAATAACTTGGAAGAAACTAAGTTAAATCTATGGAAAAGGTTCGTTGAGAACCTCTAACATATAAATAAATTAAGTAGTTCATTAAGAATTAATAACAGGAGTAAAAAATGGCAGATTTAGAAAACAACCTAGAAGGCATACAAGAAGCAGGTCAACCTGATTCTAAAGCCGAGAAAGGGGATTCAAAAATAGTCAAACAAGGTTCATCAGATGCTGCGACTATCGGTCAAGGTAAAGTTGATGTCGTCAAACCCGAAGAAAATCCTGTTGACAAAGCTGTTGCAGCGCAAAAGAAGGCAGAAGCTGGAGTGAAAGTCGTATCAAACGACCCACAACAGAAGAATGCTGGTAAAGCTGACAAAGCAGATTCAATCAAAGAAGATGAGAAAGAGTCTAGTAAAGACGTTCAGAAATCTACTAAGATGGAATCGATCAAAGCTATCGTCAACAACATGAAGGAAATGACTAAGGAAGAAATCTCGTCTGTACTGGGAACAGTATCAGAAGAGGAAGTTGACGAAAGTTTGACAAAGGCTGAAACAGCAAGAAAAGTAGTAGAGTCTTTGAAGTCTATGGACGAAGAAGCAGTTGCTAAAGTTCTTGAAGGTTTTAATAAGAAAGAAGAAGAAGCAGACGAAGACGAAGAAGAAGTAAAAGAAGAAGTGGAAACTTCTCTTGAACTTGAATCATCTTTGGTAGAAATTGAAATAGATGACGACCTATCTGCAATTTCAGAAGCATTAGAACTTTCTGAAGAAAATGCTGAGAAAGCAAAAACAATATTCAAAGCTGCAGTTTCTAGTAAGGTGCAGGAAGTATCTGAGACTCTTAGAGCTCAATACTCAGAAGAATTAAAAACCACAGTTGAGACTGTCAAAGGCGACCTTGCGGAAGCAGTTGATAAGTACTTAACATATTGTGCAGAAGAGTGGACGAAAGAAAACGAACTCGCAATAGAACGTGGTTTGAGATCAGAAATGACAGAAAACTTCATTGAAGGACTGAAGACATTGTTCGTAGAACATTATGTTGACGTTCCTGAAGACAAGTACAATGTTATTGATGAACTCGCAAATCGTCTCGATGAGATGGAATCTAAATTGGATGGTGAAGTTCAGAACAATATGGACATCACTGAAGAATTAGAAACACTCAAGAGAGTGAACGTGATATCAGCTGCGTCTTCGGACTTAACTGATTCACAAAAAGAGAAATTATCTTCACTTGCAGAAGGTGTTGAGTACAAAACTGAAGAGGACTTCGCTGAGAAGATTTCTGAAGTTAAGAATGCGTACTTCCCTGCTGAAGGTGGTCAAAAGATAGTTGAAGAAACTCTAGTAGTTGAAGGGGCAAATGAATTCGAAGTTGAAAAGACCGAGAAAGTTCTTGACCCAATACTTGCTAGATATTCACAAGCAATTAGTAACCACAGACCTCTATAGGTCTTAGGTTATTTTTTTTAAAGGAAAATAAAATGTTTTTATCAGAAAACTTACAAGAAAAGTGGTCACCGATTCTAGAACACTCCGATCTTCCAAAGATCGAAGATAACTACAAACGTGCTGTAACTGCTGTTATTCTTGAAAACCAAGAAAAGGCTCTTAATGAAGATAGAGTTAACCTTGGTGAGGCAGCACCTTTAAATGCTACTGGTAGTGCGATTTCTAACTGGGATCCGATTTTGATCTCATTAGTTCGTAGAGCTATGCCAAATCTCGTTGCTTACGACATTTGCGGTGTTCAACCAATGACTGGGCCTACTGGTCTTATCTTTGCTATGAAAGCAAGATATAATGACTACATGACTCAATCTGCTATATTATCTAAAACAGAAGCTATGGGTGTCAACGAAGTTGATACTGAATTCTCATCAACTGCATCACCTGAAAGTGGTAAAGCTGGTGTTAATGTTCAAATCTCAGACCCTTTTGATACTTCAAGTCCTTCGTATGAAGATACGACTGGTACTGGTATGACTACAGCTCAGGCTGAAGCATTAGGTGATGCAACTGCAAACGGTTTTGCTTCAATGGCATTCTCTATCGAGAAAGCTACTGTTACTGCAAAGTCAAGAGCATTGAAAGCAGAATACACACTAGAATTAGCACAAGACCTTAAAGCAATCCACGGTCTTGATGCGGAATCAGAACTTGCAAATATTCTTTCATCAGAAATTCTTGCGGAAATCAACAGAGAAGTTGTTAGAACAGTAAACTCACAAGCCAAACTCGGTGCAGCCGATACAGCTAGTGCAGGTACTTTCAACCTTGACGTAGATGCAAACGGAAGATGGTCTGTTGAGAAATTTAAAGGTCTATTGTTCCAAATCGAAAGAGAGTCTAACAAAATTGCTAAAGAAACAAGAAGAGGAAAAGGTAACTTTATTATCTGTTCATCTGATGTTGCTTCTGCACTTTCAATGGCTGGTGTATTAGATTACGCTCCTGCTCTTTCTACTAACCTTAACGTTGACGATACTGGTAATACTTTTGCTGGTCTTCTAAACGGACGTGTTAAAGTTTATATCGACCCATATGCTGGTGTTGACTACTTGAAAGTAGGTTATAGAGGAACTAACCCTTATGATGCTGGTCTTTTCTATTGCCCATACGTACCATTACAAATGGTTCGTGCAGTAGGCGAGAACACGTTCCAACCA